CATTTATATTATATATAACATAATAATTTTACTTTAAGTCATTTATATACGATTTAAAATATCCATTTATTGCCGAATATTGCCATATATTGCCAACCCCATAATAGGTCAATTACTTATAATTCATTAACAACCTTTCTAATACCAAAAAAAGTTGCCGATTCCCTTATATAAAAAAAAATAAGAGAGAATGAAATGAACGATTATTTTGGCGTGTTTTAGAGTGAGCGTAGCGAACGGAGTATTACAGGTAATTTACTTACCGCCTAAAACACGCCTTGTAGGTAGAAGTTTCATTAAACAAATTCCGAAAGTTTATTACTAAAAAAAGTAAAAAAAAAGTAATAAAAGTAAGCAGATTTAGAAGTCCTAATCGGAGTCAGAATCGAAGATGTTGGGTTCGGTTTCATATTGCGTAATAAGACTATGGGTAATATCTTCTAAACAACGACTAATAATCTTATTATTATCATCACGTTTCTGAAAGAGTTGCTTTATCTGCCATCTATCACCCGAGAGATACTGGATTTCATCAGGTTTCCGATTGGTGAAGATTAAGATTTGTGGTCTATCAAATCTTATTTTTTTGGCACTATGTCTTTTATCGAAACATTTGCCATCCTTAATACATTCAATACCAGCATAAAATTGTGCTAATTTTTCCTTCTTTAATCCTCTTGGCATATCTACTAAATAACAATTAGGTTCAAATCCCTGTGTTCTCCTACTACATACATAAGCAGAAATATCTTCAAAACTATTACACATAGCAATCTCGTCAGCATACCCAGACCATTCTAACCATTCGCAGAAAATGGATTTCCCATTTTTCCCAATTGGGTCGTATATAAAAGTAATTTTCCGACCGTCATAATCAGTTGCTAATTCTTTGGCTTGCAGTTGCCAGTCATAAGGGTCGAATGATAAAAATTCTTTTAATTGTTTAGTCATAATAGGAGGTTCAGGCGACTTATCAGTATATGCTTGTGTTCCTTCTATTCTTGTTGCAGTCTTGGTAGTATAATGGTAAATATCATTACATCCATTACTTGTTGGTGAAATATGACATCCCTTCATAACCGTATCCCCTAATAATTTACGTAGGTTATTCTGGGTAGTCTTCTTAATTAATGATATCCTAATTTGAAAATGTTTATATCCTGATTCACCGATTTCTTGTTGAAATCCGTACTTCTTACATAGAGGTTTAAGAGTATCAATGATATCCTTATCAGAAATATCCTTGCTCCACTTTAAAGTAATATCCCAAATATACAAAATCATAATAATATATATAATATTTTAATCTTTAAATAATTAAATGGAAATATTGGAAATATTGGAAATGTCAATGATTTAAATGCCCCATATAGATAACACTTATCTTTAAATAGGTTAATATAAATAACATATAAGAAATATACATATATAAAGCATTTAAAGACAATGAAAACGACTTGAAAACGATATGAAAACAATATGAAAACAACTATGAAAACGATATTTTTAAATACTTTAAAGTAAATAAGAAATAAGATTTCGTTAAAATAAAAAAAATAAAATATTACTTTAAAGTAAATGAGAATTGATGCATCCGATCCAAAAATTGAAAAAACGAGTAAATTTAATACTATTGAGGAAATGGTAAATAAAAAATTACAAATAATAGATAAATATAAACCAAATATAAAAGACAAATATGAATTGAATTTAGATGAGAAATTCGGTAAATCACAGAAAAAAAAACATTTAAACCATTTATAAATGGGTAAAAATAATATTATCTGGGATAATTCAACCAAAAAAAAATATAAACAAAAACCCTTAAAAATAATAAGCGAAGACCCTAACAAAATTACAAAAAAAAACAAATTGCCACCAAATACCTTATTTAATTTTATTCAACCATATATTAATGATTGTTTGCCCTATTCACCCCACGAAGTGGGCGGAGCGAAGCGACCAACCGTAGAAGCGGATTGTGAGTGCCGTTCCGAGTAAGGAGTATCCGACGGAGGGATTGCCCTTTAGGGCAACCCATCCAATGTATATACATTGGTGGGCGGTGTAGAACAATTCAAGGCATAAGACCATATTTAACTTTTACAGAGTCAGGTGTCAAATCAAAAAAAGTACTTTTTTTTTTGGCATAATAGGCTTTTTGATAAGACTTTTTGTCGTAAGTATGTTTATTTCTATTTAAACATCTATTGTCATGTTTGCAAAAGAATTTTAATAATTCTTTTTGAGTCATAGGTTCATTCTCTTTTCCATCAGTTAAAACCATATTTAGTTCGCATACTTCATAATCCCCAAATGCCTTACCTATTATACCATAAATATTATATTGGGGGGATTCTTCATTTAATTTTTTATAATTCTTATTCCATTCACAACGGATATTGCGAGTGTAATTTCCTAAATTATTCGTAGATGCGTAATACGTAATAGGAGAGTCATTATTTTCAGCAATGAACTTATAAACCGGCATTTATATTATATATAACATAATAATTTTACTTTAAGTCATTTATATACGATTTAAAATATCCATTTATTGCCGAATATTGCCATATATTGCCAACCCCATAATAGGTCAATTACTTATAAT